TTTTCCCCATGTACTGTTTTGGTTTGTTTAAATTTATTTATGCTAATAGTGAGAATCCTTTCATGCTAAATGACTAGATAGGTTTAAATGTACCTTGATGTCTCTAGTGTGTTAGTGATCCAATATTCGTTAGTGTTTATAGATCTTTTCATTCTTGAATTCTATTTCTGCTCAGATTATGGTTTAAAACTGAGGATAATTAAATTAACCAAATTTTTGGTATAACCCAGTAGTACGGGTTGGTATTGATGTACTACAATTTTGGTGTATACGTAGCTGCCTTGAACAAATTTATAATCACGGTTGTTCATTGGACGTATATATATAGGTTTGATTTAGCCTGCAAATCGTGTAGATTGTATTGGTCTAATAAGCTGATAGCAATCTTTAAATCACAAAAACATTTTTGAAACTTACAATTTTCTCGCTAAGCATGGTTCGAGCATGCAGTGTGGTCTGTTTTTTGTGAAAGTTGATGAAGTGGCACGACGGCTATCTGTTACTTCAAATATACTGGCTTGTGTTCATATGGAAATGGAATTTCCATGTGGATACATCAACTCTTTTGTACCCTATTTTTTGACAAGTAAGGGTATTCATTCTTACAATGGGAATATGGGAAATCTTTTTTCTTGTAGGTTGAAAAGACCTAATCCCGTTGAATCTGATTCTGAATGTTTTTTCTGTTCTTATCGTCTTGCTGTTTTAGACGATAATGAAATGGTACGTGAGGGAGCTATAGCTATGTTGGAAATGGTCGAAGAAGGATGCATTAAACATAAAGCTAAACTCCCTGCATGTGATATTTGTTATGAAACGTGGCAAAATAAGCACTGGATGATGTGGTTATTGACAAATGCAGGTGCACATGCCTATAATGGAAATACGGGTAATATTTTTCATCGCAGAGATACTTTTAATATTTGTGATGATATCGAAATTACTGCGTGTCAATTTTGTGAACCTAAATTGTGGGTTTTTTCCCACGCTCATTCTGTTGCCATGTCTCATTTGAATCATTTAGTTGCCCGCTATCATCTGTTTAACGAGACTTTTCATGCTTGCAATGATTGTTTTTTCTTCTTTCGAAATTATCGTTACATGATGGATGTGAATATGGATATCACAGTGCAAGCTGGTGTTAGAGAAATTGAGGACAGTATTTATGATACATATAATGAAATTGGAATTACTGATGATGTTATTGCTGTCCAAGTTTGGCGTGAGATTATGTTGGTTGTTAGAGCCAAATCTCAATGTGTTAATGCTATACCCTTACACCAACGAATTTTTTATTTCAATTCACAGAGAGATAGATTGGCATCTGTCTCTTTTCGGCGATCTGGTATTTTACCCGATGATGTTTGTGATATTGTTCATAGTTTTATGTCTGGGTGGATGTGTACCAATAAAGGTATGCATATCATCAATGGAAATATAGATTCTTATGAAGATGAGCGATGTCAAATGATGCATAATGATAAGCCATGTAAGGTTTGTTCTTGGGATACAATTCCACGACCTTGCATAAGTGAAGAAGATCATAATGCAAAATTTCTTGAGATAGTGGCATATGTACGGAAACATCGTAAGATGAATGATACGTGTGTTATTTGTAACTTTAAGGGTTATAAATTATGCAATAGATGTTATGTCACTGAATTGAATTTATTTGATAATTTCCGGATGCAATCTGGAGTGTCAAATTTTGATCTTCCAGGCTTTGATCTTACAGACGATTGGAGTATTAAACTATTTGAGGATTTAATTATCCTTCTTACTGATCTATATTCTGCAAAGTCGTATTCTGAATATTTGAAAGCTGTCATTGTTTTCTCCAAATTGCGAATTTCTACTTCTTTGATCAATAGTGAATTCTCACATTTGCTTGTAGAGAAATTCAAAGAGATCGTGGAGTATAAACAACAAGGTTTTGTCGATATATTGGATAGTGGCGATAGTATTTTGAATAAATTTGAAGAAATTCGTCACGCTCCTTTATTTTCCAAATTATACCGTTTTGCTATGTTTGCAATGAGTATTTCTCTTTTTGACAAAGTTGGAATAACTTTTGATAGATTGGGGTATTCGTTTATGGAGAAAACTGCTGTAAAAAGGAAATTTCATATGGGACCTGATTTGATATCTTGTTTTATAGACACACTTTTATTTTTGTGTAGAAAAGGATATCAAGTTTATGTTTCTCGTTCTTTTGATCCTTTGTATCATAGTGGCACTGAATATGAAAAATTTTATGAAACTATGATGAAATTGAAACAACAAGCACCTCTTATGGATGATCCTGAAACACATGGTTTACATGAAGCTACTTTTTTTAAAGAATTGGAAGAAGCCATTGAAAAAGGGGAGTCTATGCATAAACATGCAATACGAATGACTGCGAATGAACGGAAACGTATTTTTGAAGCTTTACATACTCTTAAAGGAATCTCATGGGATTTACTTACAGCAAGATTTGCTAGTTCTTCTAGGAAAGCACCATTTGTTTCTGTTATACATGGTGAACCTGGAATTGGTAAATCAACAATCACCAATTTGATGTTCATTTATTATGGACAAAAAATGGGTCTTGATACAAGTTCTTCTAGTTGTTATGTGCGTAATAGTGCATCTGACTTTTGGGATATGTTTAGACCTAGTATGTGGTGTTGTGTGTTGGATGATGTTGCTGCAAAGCACCCAAATAAAACACCAACTGGTGATGAATCAAGCAAAGAGGTCATTCAAGCTGCAAATTCTGTAGGTTTTACACCTGCCCAAGCTTCTCTTGAGAAGAAGGGTAAGAATCCATTTAGATGTGCTTTATTATTGATGACTGCAAACGTCAAAACAATGAATGCACAATTCAACTTTTCAACCCCTTCTGCTTTTTTGCGTAGAGGACAATATTATATTGATGCAAAGGTTCGACCAGAATATAGAAATAGTGATGGAAGATTGGATTCACGTAAAGTGGATTGTAATGATCCTTATCCAGATTTATGGTTATTTACTATTGAAGAACCTGTTCTAGCCTCGGGTAGAGATATGCCTAAGTTTAGAGTTATTCATGAGAATATTGGTTTGAAAGAATTCTTGCAGTGGTATAGTGGTGCGATTGATCAACATGTTGCTAATCAAAATAAAGTGATGGATAGCATTGAAAAGATGCGTGGTGCTAAATTGTGTTCATCTTGTTCTTTACCTGATTATTTGTGCGAGTGTGAAGAAATTACTGCTCAATCAGGTAATGATTTGAATTACAGTCTTTTTACTTTGATTTTGTTTTTGCTCCTGGGAATTGTTACATTTGAATTTTTTGCTCGTTTTGCCAAACTTAAAATGATGTATTATTTCCATAGGCGATTTTCTGGTTTCATATCATCGTATTACAGGATTCGGAACTACTTTTGTTATCGGCTTTCTGATAAGGAAGTTTGGTATCAAATGGGAGAGAAAATACGTAAATCTTATGAACCACCAACTTATTTGGTTAAGTTAGGTGCCTTACTAGCTAGTGGAGGCATATGTTATAAAGTTTTACGATATTTGTTCCGCCCACGACAGGGTGGGGTAGTTCCCGTTCCAGATTCCGAAAGGAAAAACCCCTGGTACAATGTTGATAACAATATAGCTCAATTTGATGTTGATGTGAAAGTGTCGTGTCTTAAAGGACAAGTGAATACACTTATATCTAAAATGTCAAATAATGTTATGTTTATTGATTTTATTAAAGGAAGTAAATCTTTCTTTTCAC